ATATAACCAAGTGGGGTGGCGAATGGCTGAGTTTACCCCGCTAGACGGTGCAGGGACCGGATCGAGCGCAGCGAGGAGGTCCCCGGCTGCCCGTGGGCGGGAGCCCGAGGTGAGTGAAACCACCGAGGTCTAGGGGCAATTCGGGCTAGGGCAGTCTAGCGGAACGGGCAAGAAACTTAAAATTATACTTGTTTTACAGATGTCATTGTTCTACAAACCAACTAAATACAATGGCTGCACTAAAAATCAAATGTGGATGTCGACAATAGGTGACTGCCATGACATTCACTGTGGATGTGAAAGACCTTTTGCCCATCTTCTAGACAGCATTTTTCCAGAAGGACACCAAGACAGAAACAAAACCATTGCTGAAATTATACAAAGAGATCTTACAGAATGCCTTTCTGGTGGCCAAGAAGAAGACGGTGGTGGGCTACCACTCGGTTCAAGCGCCGCAAACCTCGCTATACCAAAAGAAGAAGAAGAAGAAGATACAAAAGAAAATATAGAAGAGCTCCTCGCCGCCGCCGCCGCCGCCGAAGAAAGGTAAGAAGAAAAAGACCTAACTTAATTGTTAGACAATGGCAACCTGACTCTATAGTACTCTGTAAAATTAAACTGTTTGGCAGCTTAGTACTAGGATCAGAAGGTACCCAATACCTATGTTACACTAATGAAAAAGGAGCATGGACTCCACCACAACAACCTGGAGGGGGAGGATTTGGAATTGAAACATACAGCCTATCCTACCTATATGATCAATACTTATTAAAAAGATGCATTTGGACCAGATCAAATGAATACAAAGACCTTTGCAGATATCTAAAATGCAAATTTGTATTCTTTAGACACCCAAAAATAGACTTTGTTGTTAACTATGCCAGACAACCTCCATTTATTCTTGAAAAACCTACCTACATGAACTGCCATCCAATAGCACTGCTTTTATCACAACACAAAAGAGTTATACTAAGTAAGAAAACAGATCCTAAAGGTAAAAACAGAGTAACATTAATTATAAAACCACCTAAACAAATGATAACCAAATGGTTTTTTACTAAACAATTTGCTATGTATGATTTACTACAAATACAAGCAGCAGCCTGCACATTAAACTATCCCAAACTTGGCTGCTGCAATGAAAACTTAATAATTTCAATATTTTACCTTAACCCTCAATTTTACCAAGACACAAATTGGGCACAACTTGCACAAGGTCCATACAAACCATATGCAACAAATAAAACAGATTTACAATACCACTACAAAATTGGTACTCAAACAGGTACATATGTACCAAACTACCTAAACGACACAGGCACACCAGCCTACTACAAAAGTATATCTATAGAAGAAGGCTTCTTTTCACCAAGAATATTAAACACTCAATACATAACAGACAAAAGCAGTCCCACCAGACTAGGAAACATACCCATAGGAGCAGCAAGATATAACCCTGAAATAGATGATGGTAGAGGTAATGAAATATACCTAGTTTCTGTAGTGTCAGGCCATTACCAAAAACCAACTGAAGATAACTTAATATTTAAAGGCCTACCACTATGGCTCATGTTTTTTGGACTAGTTAGTTTCATTAAAAAAATTAAGACTGCTTCATTTTTAGAGCTACACATGTTTATTGTTAAATCTGAATACATACTACCTAAACACCATGATACAACCAGACCTTTCTTTCCCATAGTAGATATAAACTTCATAAATGGTAAAAACCCATACAACTCCTACATATCCTCTACACAAAGACAACTATGGTACCCAAATGTTACCCATCAAATTGAAACCATTAATTTTGTTGTAAAATGTGGACCATTTCTTCCTAAACTAGACAATGATAGAGACAGCACATGGGAATTACCTTTTAAAGCAACTTTTTATTTTAAATGGGGGGGGTCCACAGATGCCAAACCAAAATGTTACAGACCCAAAAGAAAAATCCAGCTACATTGTTCCCGATACAGTCCAAAAAGGAGTCTTTAAAACT